CTTAGAGATCGTTTGATCTTAAGAAATCGTACTTTCATCGGTAATAAATACTATTCACCAGTTGATCTTGGATTAAGTGTCACCACAGGCACTAACCTTGATCTCATGGGTATCTCACCAACTCTTAATGTTATTTCAACCCGTACTTCGGTTCTCGACAACCCTAGTTTAAGGCTTACAGTAGGTTGGGATGAGATTTCTAACGATACCTATATCCCATCTAAGAAGTTCTACGATGGTACAGGGGCTGAAGATGCTAACCAAGTTCTTTCGCTCACCATTGATGGGACACCAGTATCTGTTACTATGACAGCAAATGGTGCAGGAACAGACCTTGATATCCAAGACATTGTGACTCTCTTGAATCATGGTGTAGACGGACTTCTTACAGCTACTGCTCATGTTGAAGGTCAGTACATTCGTATTGTAAGCGACACGAATACGACCACCTCTTACATCAAAGTTGGAGCAGGCACTGCGAACACAGCATTTGGTCTAACCGAAGGTACTGTGGTTGCTACTAAGGGTCTTTCAGCACAGTCTCTTTCAGACGCTCTTATGAGTAGTCTTGAAGCAGGTGGTGCTCTTTCATTAGCTCTTTTCTCAGTCGATCAGACAGGAGGAGATGTAACCAAGTTTGGTACTAACGCTGTTGCTCTTATTCACACTGACGCTGTAGGAAAACAGTATCTTGGTTTTGAATCCCTTGAAGCAGGTGTTGATAGTATCCTTGATGTGACAGGTGGTAATGTTGCTACTACTAAGGGTACAGGTCTAAAGATCACTACTGATTCGGGTGCTGTAGGCGAAGCCGCTTATCAAGGTTATAACCTTTCATCGAATAACCCTAAAGGCACAGGTTCAGCAGGTACTTCTACCCTTAAGGATGCTGTTGGTGCAGATGGGCGAGTGAGTCAAACTTATGTTGACTCGGTGACAGGTTTCACAATCACCATTCTTCCTAGAGAGGGTGGTGTAGCTTACCCAACAGGTGCAGATGCGACTATGACCTTTAATGTAAGCTCTAGTCTCAAGACTAATGCGAACATTGCACAGTACGCTATTCCAGGTGTTTCTTTAAGAGTAACTAATACTCTTGATACAGCGATTGGTGATAACGCTCTTGTAGAGACATACTATAAGGGAGGTAAAGAGCCTACTGTCGGTCAGACTTATTACATCGACTTCACTAGAGATCGTTCGAGTTTCAATACGAGGACTTTCACTAACCTTGCCGATGTTGTTCGTACTTATGGTGAGATTTCTCTTGAGAACACCTTGTCAATGGGTGCGTTCCTTGCGTTCTCTAATGGAGCGACAGCACTTGCTTGTAAGCAAATCCAACTCGATACAGGAGTAGTTTCACCTACTGAAGATCAGATGTTGATTGCAGTTCAACAGATTGAGGGTGAGATTGTACCAGGTCTTTCGCCAAGTGTGATCGTACCTCTGATGCCAGCTTCGACAGCACTTCTCTCAGCGATTTCTAATCACTGTGATGTTCAGTCATCATTGCGTTATCGTTCAGAGCGTAGGGCTGTTCTTGGTTGTGCTGTAGGTACTCAGCCTCGTGATGCTCAAGCACTAGCTCAAGCAACAGGGAACTCTCGTATATGTTTGGTATATCCAGATATTGCTAACATTCGTTTTACAGACTCTCAAGGTGTGGCTCAAAGCTACTTTGTTGGTGGTGAGATGGTTGCAGTTGCAGTTGCTATGGCTACCTCCAATCCTACGATTGACTCAGCAGAGCCTTGGACAAACAGGGTTATTAATGGGTTTACTGATCTTGGTCGTATCCTTGATGATGTTGACGCTAATACAACAGCTAACGCAGGTATCACCGTTCTCAAGCAGACCCCACAAGGTATTCAAGTTAGACATGGTTTGACCACTAACATGACTTCTGTCCTTACCAAGACTCCGACTGTTGTTCAGATTGCCGATGATGTTCACTTGCGTGTTCGTAATCTTTGTAATCGCTACATCGGTACTAAGTTTGTTCCGAATACGATTTCTCAGATCGAGGGTCGTGTGAATGGACTCTTTAAGCAACTGGTTAGAGATCAGATCATCTCGACTTACACAGGTCTTACTGTAGCCACCGACCCTAACGACCCAACAGGTCTTTTGGTTGATGTGTTTTACAAGCCTGTATTCCCTCTCCTTTACATTCAGTTCACCTTTACTGTACAAGGTAGCTAAGTAGAGGAAAGTCCTCTCTAAGAGCAATCTAGGGGCAATCTAGGGGTTACCTTTACAGCCTATAAGAATATTATGTTCTTATAGGCTGTAAGAATAATTCTTCAACCTGCTCGTATTGAGCGAGAGCAATCGCCTTGAGGAAGTCTGCTCTAGTCGAAAGGTTCTTGCGAACCCAATCTTTTGCATCCTTGAGTGTGTTCATTGTGGTTGAAGACAGTATGATCGAGTTATCCCTGTGTGTACTCGTAAGACCAAAGACAGTATACTCTGAATAAAGGCGGGTTGTGTCTGATATGTGGGTCTGGTGTTTGTCGATATATCCAACAAAACAACCATCAAGAAAGATGTTCCATTGCCATCTCTTGTTCGGGTTTTGATTACAGATTAGAAGCATTTTTCTTCTCCTTGTTGGAAGTGGTTGGCGAGGGGTTTTAAGACTGAACCTGAACCCTTTTGATATAGTGTTTGAGGAAACTGCTCATGTCACTTGTGCATCGCTCTAAGTGGTCTTTAACCAACTTAGTATGCTTACGCTTTACACTAGCGTCTGAGGAGGTGCAGGAGTATCGGCTCAACATCGGTTGAGTGAACTTAAACTGCTTTACCAAGTGCCTTTCACCACTCATGGTCATAGCGTTTAAGTTCACTACCCATTGATTGCCCCAGACCCCTGATGAGATCGAGTCCCCACCTAAATTCGTCCCAAGCGTTTCTTTACCCTCCCGACTTGAATAGAGACTGAAGTCAAGAGAGATCACATCACCTTTTGCGAGGTCGATTCGACCTAAACTCATGCCCTCAGATTGCAAGTCTGATCCTGATTCTGAGACACAGTGAGCCACGAGATCTTGGATCGAAAAGATCCGATCTGTGGTTGCTTGTTGGTAGTATCCTAGTGCATTTTTGTTTGTGGTTTTAAAAGTAAAACTCATAGTTGTTCTCCTTGTTGGGAGTAGGTGGGGGGTTTCAATATGGTTCAGAGAGCATCCACGCCAACCTGAGCAGGCTGGCAAGGATGATCGGTAATGAGAGAAAAAAGATAACTTCCATGATGTTCTCCTAGTGGGGAGTAGGTTAGTGGAGCGATCATGCTCACATTAAGTATATAGATAAGGGGTTACAGTATTGTAAGTATTTGATAGATAAGGGGCTTAGTGAAAGCGTAACCCCTTATCTATCGTCTAGTGTAGCCCGAACAACTCTTGAAAGGAGAAACAAAATGGCTAGTAAGAAACAAGACTCCCATAAGGCTCAAAAGGCTTCTCTTCGTAAGGCTCACTTCGCAAATGGAGGTAGCACCAATGTTTGGTGTGGGAAGTCAAATGCCCACCAAGACCGTAAGAAGGCTCGCAACAAAAAGGCTTGCCGACAGAAAGTTCGAGGTTGGTGATGGGGTGTTCGTGACCCCTTATTTATTAAATCTCTTGAAAGGAGAACACAAATGAAAGAGTTATCAAAAGCAGAGGCCATCTTTGAAACAATAAAAAATGCTATTAATAGCATTGACATCAATGCCTTAAACACCATCAATTTTGGTGGTTATCAAACAGAGGTTGATGGGGGTGAGATACTCGTATCTTGGGATAATGGAGATTTTATTGTTGGGTATGATCCTCATTGTCTCATCTTTGGAGTAAAAGAAATAGCAAGAGCTCTCCCTAAAGCAGAGAGCGACACCCCATTTAACCTCACCCCCTCTTATTGTAATGGGATAATCCAACTGATCACCATCGGTGATTGGTGTTATGACGCTTAGTCTCTTGAAAGGAGAAAACAATGCCAAAGAAAATCGAAAAGACATCATCATGTGGAACTTATGACTTCCTCCGACCTCAACTCGCCAAAGGCTCTCACAAGGGCAAGAATGTCCTTGAGAAGATCGCAGGGTCAAGTCAATGGGTGGGCGAGATGAAGCTAGACGGACACCGTATGCTCGTTGGTCAAACCTGTGCTTGGAGTCGTATAGGCAAGGACATCGCTCGTATGGATCATATCCAAAACGAGTGTCCAGTAGGCACTTTACTCGATGGGGAGATTTTGCCGAAGCAAGGAGCAGAAGGTTCTGATCGAGTCTCTAATCTCAGAGCAGAAGACCCCACATCGCTTGGGTTCGTGGCTTTCGACATCCTCTACCATGAGGGTCAGTATGTCGGTGATCTATCTTGGGATAAGCGTAGGGCTATCCTTGAGTCTGTAATCCAGTGCAATAACATGGAGCATATCAGTTTGAGTCAGCTCTACTACATGAACGAGTGGACAACTGAAAACCTCATGGAGATCGCTTCTGATCGGGGGCATGAGGGTATCATGCTCAAGAAGGTGTCTGAACCATACAAGGCTAATAGTCGTAGTGCATGGGTGAAGCATAAGTTCACTGACACCCACGATGTGGTGATCGTTGACGCAAATGCAAAGCCTAGTGAGTGGCGAGTACGACCAGGAGAGGTCTATCGTCAAGATGGAAAACTCTACCCAGAGGGGCTTCACACTGATCCTTGGGTCAAGGGATATGTGGGATTAAACTATGGTTTCTATGACTCAAAAGGAAAGCTCCGTATCGTTGGATCTCTTGGAGAGACAGGACCTCGTGAAGACATGGAGCAATATGTAGGTCAAGTAGCTGAGATCAAGGCTTACGGTCAATACCCTACAGGAGCGTTGCGACACCCTGTGCTTGAGCGTTGGCGTGAAGATAAGCTACCAGAGGAATGTACCTTTGAGTTTGGAGTGATCTAATGGGAAAGCCGAGTCTTTTAGTAGTCAAGAGCAGAGTGAAGATCGACCCTACATTTGAGAACCATATAGGGTACATCGACTTTAGTTTTGCGAATCGAGAACACAAAAAGTTTGAAGGTGTCTTTCTCCAGATCTTTGGTTCTACTGACCGAAAGACACCGATACTTAGGAGTAGTATGACTCAAAGCCAGACCAAGCTCACAAATAACATCTCTATGAACTTAGTTGACTACGATGGGCTTGATGTAGGCTCGTTCTTAGAGAGCTTAGAGGCAGTCTTCAATGTGGTCGAGGGCTGACTTAGAGACATAAACAGGTGTATGCTCACCCCAATATGCACCGAGTACATTAAACTCAAACCATTCAATAGCCATTGTGTGAGCTTCCTCTTCTGAGGTTTCTTTGTCTTGAAACTCTTTAACCCAGTGAGAAATCATAGCGTCTAGGTCATAAACGAGTTTGGGAGTTCCTTCTGCCACTCCGAGAATCATCGTGTCGAATGTTGATCGTGGTTCAAGATATATAAGTTCTTCCATTTTTGTTGTTCCTTTGAGGGTCTTTTTTGTATAATACCTTTGTGAGTGTTGTTGAACGCTTCAAAGATCTTTGAAATCTCGATATGAACTTAACTTTACATTAGTAGCTCAGTGGAAGAGCAACACTTTCCTAAAGTGTAGGTCGTAGGTTCGATCCCTACCTAGTGTATTACCCCCCTCTACTTTCTTTTATTTTGCCTTGGATGAAAGAAAGAATGGGTAGAGGGGGGTCTAACACAAGGACGGTAAACTCACAAAAGCCCTTGATCGTGAGGAACTGAGAAAGAACAAGGTAGGTCAAACTCTTAGACCTAAGAAGCTAAGGAACTTCTCCACCACACTTAAGAGTACAACATTGAAATAGGAGTATAGTCATGGGAAACCCTAACTATCCATCTTCGACTGGTCGCCCTAGTGGCGGTGGTCGAGGTAACGCACCAAAGTCTAAATAGTTTAGATTTTGAGGAGATTCGTTGTATAATAACTCGCCCTTCACCTTTCTCATAGGTGTCTCCACTTTGTTGTTCCGTAAAGTAGGGCAAAACGGAGCTTTTAGCACCAATAGCTCAGTGGAAGAGCATCGGCCTTCTAAGCCGCAGGTCGTAGGTTCAAATCCTACTTGGTGTGCTCGCTTAATTGGTATTCTCCTCTAGTGATTCTCTTTATAGGGGTTTTGTCTCTTCGAGGTGGGATTCTGGTTCGATTCCAGATTGAGCGACCATTTTCTGTTCTTTTATAGGAACTCTTCAAACAGACGCATAGGGAGAATGGAGAAACAGATAAGCGTTTGCTTTGGTCTTGTCTGGGGGTTGTTTACGCCTCTTATTGCCACCGTTAAAGAGGATAATAGCTCTTGGGGAACTATGAGTTCGCAACATAACCTAACCAAGAGGGGTGCAACCCATAAATGTACAATGGTGGAGTAGGGCATTACGCTGATGCGGACAAGGCATTGAGGAAGTCTGCTCATTCCTCTCGTTCACCTATTCTTTATCTTGTTATAAAGAATAGGTGAGCCTATAACCTCTTGGTTGGGGAGATAACTAGACCCTGTATTGTGTTCTTCGTGGTTGATGGACACAGTATGGTTATCGCTAGATTTCTAGTAAGGGTCGCTTATGTACCATGTAGCTTAACGAATAAAGCCTTGTCATAGTAGGCAAGAGAACTAGGTGTGAGTCCTAGCGGGTACACTTTGTATTGGCGAAGATCATTTGTCTGCTGTAAAAGTTTGGCTGGCATTAGTCTTACAGAAGTTCCTCTTTTACTACTCGGTCGAAATCTGCAAACTAGAGGGGCGTAAATGACGAATGTTCTTCGTAGCGGGGATAATCAAATTTTGATACTTCCTAACACCCTCTTGAAAGAGAGGGCGTTAAAATTACTAGGTATAACGCCAGTGTTGTGGCTCTACGCTGATCGCAGTATGCACTTGGAGGGTCTAAGCCTACCCTACCCTAAGACTCATTCAACCCTTACTCGTTTAAGGGGGGCGAGCTTACCATAGCAGACCGAAAATTGCCCTGTGGTTTTCGTGGGGCATAACTTACTATAGGGATAGGAAATCTAGCCCTTTGGACAGGTACTCCTAAGACATCAGACTGTAAATCTGACCTCTTAGGAGTACGCAGGTTCAAATCCTGCCCTGTCCATTATAAATGACGCCAGTTTAATGTAAACCTTGTCCTACCGTCCACAGCGTGAACCATGATTTTTTTATTTCTTGAAATCGCTCTTCTTACATCATTCGGATGTGGAGCATGGACTTTAGTGCCTAAATCTCTTGTATTATAATCAGAAAGAATTTCTATTTTATTATACCTTTCGAGTCCTTCCATAACATTATCAAGATAGTTAATCCTTTGTCCTGCTGACTTCTCAAGACGAGCAACCCTCATCTCAAGCTCATTAATGATTTCTGAAGCTGATCTTCTCATAATGGTTTCTCCATTGTAGTTAAGGTTAAAGAGATCACTTATGAGAAGAGATAAATAAACTATTAAAAGGAACTTCACATGAGTACAAAGTCTACAATCACACATGGTGATGAGTTTCATATCTACCAAGAGATGTTTGAGGGTGAGAATGCCTACCTCCAAATAGATAAACATGGAGGGTTCGTTCAGATCATCGGTAATGGGGTCACTGTAAGCCTCCCTCCTAGCCTTTTAGACCAGATCGCAAGGGGTTGGCTAGAGAACCGAGAAAAGTTCGACACAGAGACAAACTACGACTCCCTTATGGAATCTCGTCATATAGAGAGTTTGAAGAAGCTACGGCCTGAGTCGTAACCCCTTATCTATTGAGTAGTATAAGCAACTCTTAAAGGAGAACCAACTATGTCAGATCACATCAGCCCAATCGTTTGGTCTAAGCCTGTAGGCAAGGCCGCTGAGACTAACGCATCTCGTATCGCTCGCATCAAGTCATACCGAGATGAGCATACCACAATCCTTGCAAACGGGGTTCGTCCAATCCCTAAGATCGAAACTATCCTCAACATCCTCAAATGCCACGATATGTTTGAAGCTCGCCTCATTGTTGAGATGGACGACTTCCGAGTGTAACCCCTTAGAAAGGAGAAACAAGATGGCATACGACTTAACATATAACCACTTTGAGTGGGTTCGGAGCTTTGAGCGTGAGATCAAGTCTCACCTTGAGAACCCGAACCTCCCCTACCTTGCTCGTCAGTTTGCGATGATGGGTTGTGGGAGAAACTATCTTGATGGAACGATGGTTTGGCCCCATGAGAGTCTTGATCAGCAGTTCAACGAGATGGCTCATCACCTCCTCCAAGAGTACAATCTCTTGGACACGCTGAGAGGCTTCTTCGAGTTCGACTGTATTCTCGATGAGGACAACCCTAGCAAGCTACTTAGTAAGGGTGCAGACAAGGATATCGTAGCGTTCCTTGTCGGTGAACCTGATCCTCGATACTTCACCCTCCCAGACTAAAAAAAGAGCTTGCAAGGTAGCCTCTAGCTCATATAAAAGGTTTACCCCCACCACCCAAATGAGGTCCATTCGTCTAGTCGGTTAGGACGCCAGACTTTCACTCTGGTAACACGGGTTCAAATCCCGTATGGATCATACAAGTTAAGTTTATCGACTATATCATATAATAATCTCATCACATTACCTTTAAGGGGATCAGATTATGTATGATAACAAGAGTATTTATTGTGTGAGATGTAAAAAAGATCGTTGGGTAGGAGCAAGGTGTTCTTCTAGTAGAAAAAATGAAGTCTGCGTTGATAAGCTTCTTTATAAAGTCAAAAGACTTGAAAAGAAGCTCTAAAGAGGGATAGAAGATGACTCCAATCATATAAGGTATTACATGAGGGCTGTTAGCTCAATTGGTAGAGCATCGGACTTTTAATCCGCAGGTTCTGGGTTCGAGTCCCAGACGGCCCATAACTTTAGATTCTTTGATCGAGGAACATAATGGAAAAAGAACTTAAAATGCTCTGCAAGGTAAGAAATACTTTATTACCCAATAAAAATGACTCGTTCATTCAGACGATGATCTCCAATTTGGATTCTAAGATCCTGTCTATACAGAAAGAGACAGGTCTTGTGGAGGACACCTCAGATACCTATAAGATGAGACAGAAGACCACCGAATATGATCAATCTGATCGAGATTGTGTCAACTTGCAAATTGACTCCTACGACTTTGTAAGGGGGAAGATTCGTAAGAAGTTTCCTGAAACTCTGAGGCCGATGACGGAAGCCCTCGTGAAGACCTGTAGGAGTTGCGACAAATACTTAGCCACAGTAGACCCTTCAGAGAGTGACTATTGGTATGACTGTCACTGTGTTGCGGGGGAAAACCCCTACGACAATCTTGAGAATTGTAGAGCACATTGGATGAGAGAGAATCGAGAAGACGGTTTTGACGCTAGTTATTGGTGGAGGAGAGAACCAACATTAGATCGTAAAATCTCTCGTCTTAAAAAGGAGTTGGCAAAATGCTGGGAAAACACACATTGGATCGACACTGGCGGCTCGAAAGTCACCATCCAAGATGTTTTATGGCGACTAAAAGATGAGCCTATCATTAGTGTTGAAATTAGCACTATTTGCCGTAGTAACAAGGTCTTGATTGAAACCAATAGAAAAGACCAAGCAGACACTACAAAGTTTATCTTGCTCCATAAATCTCTTGTCTTGCTTGATGGATACCATAGAGTAGCGAAGGCACTAGAGATGGGGGCGACCCACATACCAGCCAAAATATTAAAAACTGACATATTTAGTGGGTAAGGTCGGTCGAGGGTTCAAGTCCCTCCGAGTCCACTTACACAAAACACACCTTAAAAAGGAGTTAAACAAATGAAGTATAAAATCTTAACAGCGGATAGCGTTGAAGAACTCGAAGAGTTAGTGAATAATCACATGGTGATGATTAATAACTGGAGACCACTTGGCGGGGTGAATGTTCGTCATATCTCTATTGCTCCTTATGAGTCTAAGACTGAGTTTGTACAAGCAATGACTTGTAATACACATTAATCAAAATGACTTTGTTCCCCCTCCCGATAGATGATGTAGAGTTTGCAGTCTACCTTTCTGTTTTGATAATCCTCACAATCTACCTTTACAAACCAAAGGGCGAAAAAAAATGAAGAGAAATATCTTTGACCGATTAGGCTACTTTAAGTGGTCAATCCATAATCTTGTCGCACATCCAATCATGGAGATCCTTCATCTCATTGGGCTGTCTTCATGGGGGGATAAGTTACACGACTTTACAATCCCCGAACCCTCTCACACCTTAGAGCATGAACATGAGATTGATTTTGACGAGGGTCATTCACCGAGATGATTGGAGACAAAGTACTCTTTTGAACACCTCATGTAGTGATTAAGGTTGTGTGTCTTGTAAAAAGCATTGACACTTAAACTGCTCTTGACTAACAGAGCAAACAGCAGTCCTACTTTCTGGAGGTATCTCTCTTGGGTCTCCTGGTTCTAAGTATCTGCATGGTGTCTTGATAGGCTCTTCAAATAGATCAAGCACATCACGACTCAAAATGGATTCTAAAAGTTCATCTTGATATTTTCCTTGTTCAAGGTGGCAAAGTGGATTAGGGTCGATTTGGATTTCTTGATGTGGTTCTTCTTTGTTTTTAGGTAGTGAGGTTGACCCACATGAGATTAAAATTAGTGAGATGGCAGTTAGTGATATTTTCATTTTTGTCTCCTTATACTTTAACTACCCTTGCATATAAAAGGTCTATAAATGAAACCCGAATATGAATACGGTGATATACTAATTAGACGAGTGAGGAATGGCTGGCTTGTTTGTACGGGTAGTGAAGTCATTGAGGGTGCGGTTGAGACATATGTCTATGAAGATAAAGAAAACCCCAACTGGCTTGCCGAATCGCTATATAACTTATTATCCGATCAGTTTGCCCCTTATATGCAATCAAAGAGGTCGGCTGGTATTAAGCTAGGGTTTTCGCATAAGACAAGGGAGGAAGAAGATGAAGATAACGAAGCAGGTTGAAGAGTTTGAAGCTGTTCAATACATAGGCGATAACGCAGATGAAGTAATCGGATTCATCGGCATTGAAGCTAAGGTCAACGACACCTGCATTACTGTACTTGATCCACAAGGTGAGTGGTCAGTGTTAGTTGACCAATGGGTCTTGAGGACTCTTGACGGTCAAGAAATCTTAGGTACTGTGGACAAAGATCTTTTTTGGGATAGCTTTGCTACAGTGGATGAAGATTTAGACTAGCTCATCGTCCATCTCACGCATCTTTCGATACTCTTCTGGATCTTCCCACTCGGTTTTGCCATAGTCTCTGCTCTCAAGGTAAGACATCTGAAGATCTTCATCTCTGAGGTCTTTCTTTAGAGCACGATCATTGAGGTGTTCAAATCCACCAGCCTCAAGGTGCTTCTTCAAGAGATCCTTCTTTGAGTCGTTTTCACGACCTACGATGAACTTTTCAACTTGAGGTCTTTTACCTGACATATCAACAAGTGCAAAAGCATTATTGGTGTAACTACCTCCTTGACTCTCGTACATATCGGGAGCTTCGACTTGGTATGTAGCACCTACACCAAAGACCACGACATATTCTTGTCTTTTGGAGACAGCGACAATTTGAGGGTCAATTAAGTCCTCAAATGGCTTTGGTGCGAAGGCTTCACCCTCCACATCCATATCCTCGAAGCGTTCTCGTCCAAGAACTTCAAGTTGCTTGAAAGAACTTCGCTTGTAAGAATGGTCGTAGAAGGTTTCTACAGCACTGGTGATTTGTTTGATGATTTTACGATTAATGTTCATAGGGATCTCCTCAGTTAGATTGCCACCTCAATTGTTGATTATAAACGACCTATTGAGATATTTTAGATTCGGTATTGCAAACGCAGTGCTTTGTAGGTTGATTGTTCTTGTCGAGAGGGTGCGATACCATCACGAGCTTTTAGACCTAAGTCTTTGATGATGTCCATGTCGTCACGATAGCCTTCGGATCGAGCTTTGCGATAAAGATCACGCAACTTAGATACATCGAGAGTGTTTGATGGAGTGGTGGATTGGGTGCGACTAGATCTCACAGAGTCTAGGATATAACGCTCTTGGTTAGCCCATAGAACGCCCCCACCCTCAAGGGTGTCTCGGCTCTTGATGATCTCTCTATCAGACCCTCCGTTAGGTAGGGAGTCGATCATACCGAGCCATTTGGTCTTGTATCCTTGTCTGTCAGCGATCTTCTCATAAAACTCGTCCTTGTCCTCATAGATGCTGATCCAGTGATCAACACCTTTCTTCCAAGTCTTTTTCCAGTTGGTTGTGCGTTGGAAGTATCTTCGATCTCTCGCCTTACGATTAAGAAGTTTACCATCAACTCGACTCACAAGGCTAAGATTCATAGAAGCATTACCTTTAGAGACTGCTCCTCCACTATCTTTTTGGGTCGATGAGAGCTTCACAGCCACACGATCCGAAAGTTCGATAAGGTATACACCAGCTTTGCCTACAACTCGACTCCATGAGCCAAAGTTTGAGTCAAGCCACTCTTCTAGTTCGTGGCGAGTGATGTTTACATAGTCTTGTCGTGCCATCTTGTTTCTCCTTTCAAGAGTTATCTACAAGGATATATTTAAAGGGTTACAGTTAATCTTTTATAAATAAACTATTAAAGATCCCATCTGAGGGTAGAGTGTTTGGTGTAGAAGTCATATAATGTATATAGTTTAACCTTTTATGGAGCTACTTATGGTTCACTACTTATTTTCTATTCTCTTGCTTTTAACGACTGTTTCAGCTCACGCATTGGAGTGTGTGGGTGATGCAGAAGTGTTGAAGACCACATCCACCTGTCAATCTTCTTATTTCAAATATGCACCGAGCTGTGAGTTCGGTGACAGCCTTTGTCTTTCACTTGTCCTTCAAGGTCTTGTGGGGAAGAATCTTTTTGACTACCGACCCGACATTAGGAGGGTTTACAATACCCCATTGAAGAGGAAAGTGTTTTCGAGGACAGATGAGTACAAGAGTCTCTACCGATCCATGCTCTCTGATTTAAGAGGTGCATCAAATGCAGAGTTCTGTTCGGTCATGGACACTTACTGGCTTTATTCTGTTGACTTTGAGGGGTTTACTTTTCTACCCCACACGCTCATCCCCAAAGGCAGGCTTTATCGATTGACTAACATACCAAAGAGGGCAAGTTATGACCTTGTTCAGATACCTGAGTCATCAGCAATCGACATAGAGGCTTGGGAGACTCACTCCTCAATGAAGATAGTTTTCTTTAAACTCGTCAAACAAACGAGTGGTTTTATAGATGTTGCTCTGACTCACTTTGTCTGGCTTACGCCTACTGTTTCTTATGATTATGAGGGTCAAGGACAGGTTTCTTATGAAGAGGGTTGTCGGACACCTTCTTTTTATACTTACAAGGTGAGTCCATGAAAAACCAAAACGCAGTCTTTGCTATAATGATGATTTCCCTTATGACGATGTTGTTTTTATTTACCTCTAAAACAACACCCTCATCTCGGTTCGTTTTTTTGAATGTTCCAGAGTCCAAAGGTTGTGGTTGGCCAGTAAAGGAAATCAAATATATCAAGACTGAGATTAAGCATATTGTACCCATCGCTCAAGTCTATAAATGTACTTATGACAAGAGACATCGCTTAGTGAAGGTCAGTACCTTTAACTTTGAGCGTGGTTATCAAATGAAGATGCCCACAGAAGAGGTATTGTATAAGTGGAACAGTATCCGACTTGCTCAATACTCTATCCGTAAGGCATCTCATGGGAATGGTGAGGTAGATGTAGAAATCTTCACTCACACCAATCGCTGATTATCCTCTGTTGCAAGGACCACTCCCACCACCAGGTTTTGGACAGGTTTTTCTTTGGATACTTGGTGAGTCCATGAAGTTCTCACGATACTTTTTATTGTACTTTTGTCTTGCTGATGATCCTGGTTTTCCAGAGTTTGCTTTTCCATATTCATGGTGGAGTCGGTAACAAGTCACCCCATCACCAGGCTTACCGAGACCTTCAAGGTTGTCTTCGGTGTAGCAATCTGCTTGGTTCTTAGGAGCAGGTGGGCTGTTGTAATCTTTTTGAGTTTCATTCGACCACCCTTGACCATCAGGATTTCTCCCTGCTTGAAACTCATTTGCCATGTGCATACCGTCATCAATGTCAGATTGTAGTTCAGCCAAAAATGGGTCTGCGTATCGACTTGAGGCTCTGCGACTTGAGGCTCTGCGACTTGAAGTAGCTTGTTTTTCAAGGCGAGCAATACGAGTTTCTAACTCACTTATGATTTCTGAGGCTAATCTTTTCAAAGCAATCTCCTTTGTGTTGTGGACACAAAGGAGCAATTATAAAGAAACTATAAATCTTCTTTAGCCATGTAGGTTAAAGACTTCATGGATCTGATCTCATCAACAAAGGTAAGAGCAGGTACTCTTGAGGTACGGTTAAAGTATTCTCTTTTAAGGTCTTTGAAACTATGGTGCTTTTCAAATACGAAGATTACTTTACGACCATCTAGTTCTGTCTTTAATAGTTCCATACCTGTGGTCTTTAAATAAGCCGCAAAGTATAGATCAGAGGTCTTGTAAAGAGGCTCTGGTTTAATCTCGGTATCCATAGTATACGCCTTTGGTTTCAAGGGTGTTAATGCAATCCTATAATACCAAAGACTACTCTAAAAGAGTCTCTAAAGCCGACAGTGCCTTGCGTACACCCTTATCACTAGATTGGATTTGAATGAGTTTATCTTTCTTATCCCATTTAGCAATAAGGGGTAAGTTGCCCCATGTTCCTCTTAACTCATTACCATCTGTTTTTAAAACACGACCTTCAAATGAGTTTCGCTTTAAAAAAGCACCTAAGACTTTCTTATCTGATAGGGCAATCTTCACCTTGTCTTACTCCTTATGTGTATAAATATGATTACTGAGCAACGCCAGTTCCATCATATACTACCACATAAGGGTCTAGAACCACACCATTAACGGTACGAGAACTTTTAAGTCCAAGAAGGTCTCCCTGTGCTAAAGAAATCCAAAAACTAGAATCTTCTTCAACAATAGGATTATGGTGAGAGGTAAAGAGGTTCGCTTGAGCCGCTTCCGTCTGATAGGTATTAAGTACAAGAGTTGCCGCAGGAACAGTAAATGGAGCACCTCCAAGAATCTGAAGGATGTTATTTACAGTTGCAGTAGATAACCCTGTACCAAAAGTACCTGTACCTGCAACAACACCAGCTAAAGCTCCATTTATGTTGAGAAGACTAAGTTCACCACCCGCCCTCATAATAACGATAAGAGCGTCAGCCATTGATTTAGCTTGTGCAGGTGTAGGGTTAATACCATTGGCTCCTGTATCAACAGTGACTAAAAGGTAAGCGGCTAAACCACTTACTTCAACAGATACGGTATTAGCGGCTACTGCTGGAAGCACATTCTGAACAACACGAAGATAGCGAGGACCTTGTGGTGCAGGGTCTACAACAGGGTTCGCCTGTGAGCGATTCGGCCACATATCTTTGACCATAAGAGATCCATTTGTAATAGATGCGTCACGAATACAAATTACTGGACTAGCCATGTTTATTCTCCTTATTTAACGACAGAACCATCATCGTCATAAGCAACGAGGACAGGGTGGTTGTTTGAGTTTAAGTTTAGTTGTGCAGTTTTGATCTGACCACTGCGAGCAGACATATAAAAACTGTCATGTGTAGAAGGGATACTTGTGTATCCTGTTACCGCAGTGAAAGCAGCCGCTTGAGTGTCTGCGTTTACAAATGGTGTGAAAGCGTTTTGGTTTCCATTATCACCAACAGAGTGTCCTACAGGAAGAGTAAAAGTCTTAGCTCCACAAAGGATCTCAAGAACTTCTAAAACAGAACCTGTTGACTCTGAACCACCTGCGTTAGTCAACTCACTGCCAGGACCGACAATACCTACAATACTAGTGTTAATGTCAGAGAGGGTAAGAGGACTACCAAATTGCATATTAGCAATCATATCTGAACCAATGTCTCTTGCTTGAGCAGGCGAGATGTGAGTCGTGCCTGCATCATCCTCAACAACAGCGAGGAAGTAAGCGGCAAGCCCACTAACTTCGGTTGTGATGTCGAGAGCAACATCGAGAACAGGCAGATCAACTAAAGCACCTGCTGACTGTGCGTCAACAGGTCTGAAGTTGTAAGGACCTTGAAAACGAGGGGTGATGACAGCGTTTGACTGACTCTTGTTAGGGAAGAGGTCAGTAATCTGTAATCTTGAGTTGCCTTTTGAATCGAGGCCAAACTCAGAGTATCTAATAGTAGTTAGAAATGGCATAGTTTATCTCCTATTATCCTGCGTAGATTGTACCGTCATCATTGTAGACAGTAAGAAGTGGGGTAGCAGAGTTAACTCCACCAAAGGTTTTCTTTGGATCTTGAGCACCTACAAGCCCACCAAGAGTTCCTTCAGCGAAAGAAATCTTCCAAGAGCTGTCGTTAGGTACGAGATTTCTCATGGTCGAACCAAGAGTTCCAGGGTCGATACCGTTTGTAAAGTCTCCACCTGCGTCTTGGATAGGAACACCTGCATTTACTGTGTACTCTTCTCCCGCAAGGATAGAAAGGATTGATGAAACAGACCCTGTAGAGTCACCTTGGTCTAAGCCCGAAGCATTACTAACACCATTACAGACTGCATTGATGTTTGCGAGTGTTAGGGTTTGACCTGCACGAACTCTAGCGAGGAGTCCATTTGCAATCTCTTCTGCTTCGGGTACAGTGAGTGCGTCATCATCACCACCGACATCTGCTTCAACATTAGCGATGAGGTAAGCAACAAGACCATTACATTGTTGTAGGAACTCAAGAGAACCATCAACATTAGTCTTGATGAAAGGTCGAGTCCTACCTGTTGCACCCATATTTGAGATACGAACATAGAAGGGGCCTTGACCTGCGGGGTCATTTACGAGGTTTCTTTGCGAAACATTAGGGAAGAGGTCTGTGATCTGAATAGACCCATTTTGGATCTCGGATCGTCTTGCGAGAATGAAAGGCATTGTCTTTCTCCTTAATAGTTAGGGGTTCACCTATATACATATAAATTATAAATAGACTATTAAGGAAGATGTCATTTAACCTCTATTAACTACAGAACATCGGATAGTGAACAAAGGATCTCCTGTTTGCCCTGCTAAAAAGAACTCCCCGACAGCACCCGATGTTAAAGTCAATGCTTCTCCTGGTCTTAGGATAGAGGGAGACATTCCTGGATTAAAAGAGATGAACATATTAGACCCTCCTTGAGGAGAATCAAGATTTTGAATGTTCAAAGTCTGACTGAAACTAGGGAGGTGGAAGTTCATTGCCCCTGTACTAAGAGTATCGGGAATACCATTGCCTGCATCTAGGTTTGGTGCATTACCAATAGTCGTGAAGATAGGAGCAGTTAGTGAGAAGAAATCGTAAGGTACAACCCCCACAACTGGTCCAAAGTCTGAGTTCTCTTGGGTGGCTCGGAGCCGACCTCTGACTCTAAGATAGAGCATTTGGTCATCATTTGGAATACGAGGGGTATTTGCCTTGAATGTAGTAGCATATTCACTAGGGTTAAATACAAATCGAGTTTGATCTCTTTGTGATTCTTCAACACCTAACTTTGCCTGAGTGATAAACTGACTTCTAAAAGTTCTATCATAAGGCACAGAAAACATCTCCACAGGGTTGTTATGTGCATCATTGAGGTTAGATGCACCATAAATAGTGATTTGATCCATACCTCTTAGGTTTGCGTTGTGTACTACCATATCTACTAGACCTTTTGATCTGTAGATAAGGCTTGGTATTAAGCGACCTCTACTCATTTCTTACTCTCTTTCTCTTTTGCTATCATTGGTTCATAAGATTCTGTACTCTTGCCTTTTGATTTGGCGAGTTTTTGAGCGTCTGACCAAGAGTCTACACGCTCCCCATCAACATTAGGGGCGAGAGTGACATTAGGAGCATCACGCTTCATTTCATTTGTTCTAGCGTCTAGCTTCTTATTTTTAGCTCTCATCTGTTGGTTTATGCGACTATTTTTACCCGCCCAACCATCACCTTTAAGAATGAAGTTTCGAGTGGGTCTGAACAACTTTTCATTCTTAACCCCACACTCAGGGCAGGGTTGGGGTATTTTGTAATCGTCCATAGGTATAGAACAGATATATTCATGCTCGCATTTTGAACATTTATATGGGTATTGCATAAGGTCAAGCTCCAAAGAAATCCCTCAAGACCGCATAGGCGTGTTTACACACTTTGTGAGTACCTTTAGGGTCTTTTTTGGTTGGTTGTTCTGCTGTACCTCTCACTTTACCAAACAAGTAATCGTTTTGGACTGCATGATACTCAGGCCCTTGATACTGCCAATAGTTACAGGAGCAAGTGAGGTGAAGGTCTGGATTCGATCTCTCTCCTGTTGCTTTAACAGTAATAATGTAATCCCCTACCTTAAACTCGATAGGCTCTTTAAGCACCTTCTCTTCAAAGCCATTAACAACAGCTTTGATTGAAGAAGCGTTCGACTTAATTTTTGAGTCCAGTTTGCTTGTTATCTCATTTAAATACGCTGATGATCTATACATGATGCCTAGCCTCTCTATTGTTGTTAATAGAGGTTAGTTCATAAACAGACTATTACATCACAGCGACAAACTTAACCTTATCCCCGAACCGTTCCATCCTAAAGTGTCCAGGAAACTTGAAGGTTTTACCCTTGAGGTCAACTACAGACACCTCTGTAATTCTCTCTTCTACAATCGCTGATCCTTCGGGCAGAACCTCTTGCTTAAGAGAGAAATCTTTAACTTCACCTTTAAAATTAAATTCTTCCCAAACAAGGTTCTCTTGTTCTACTAAAGGTTTTTGTTCCCGTACAGGATTAAGAATAGCGTCAACTAGATCCTGTACTTTAACTTCTTCGCTCATTTTAATGACCCCTTTCATTTTATAGTACCCTACCGACTAAAGGTTTAAATGACGATCTTAGCATCAGAAGATATAAAGAAACTACAAACTACAAGCCCAAGTTCTTCTGATATTGTGAGGTAGGTCGAACCAATGCTTCCCATCGGGTTGTCTCTTGATAGATGTTTCGTATATAATAGTTTTAAACCCAGTTACTTCGCCCATGATACGGATATCATACCCTTGTTCGTGGACAAAAGCAAAGGTCTCTCCAGGGTTTGGGGTTATGTAAGGACACCTATTCCAACCGCAAGCATCTGTTGGGCATTGAATAGCGACCACGATCTTACGAGAATCGAGGTGGGTGAATAAGATAGGACTGTCCCATCTAGTCTTGCCACACCCGAAAGTCATCTCCCCTAGCATATCCATGAGAACACCATCCTTGCAATCAAGGGGGGCAATTTTAAAGTCATTTTTAGCACTGTCTGTAAAGCAAGTTTTACCCCGTTTATTTTTAGTTCTATAGCTCATACTTTCCTCCATGAGTGTGTAACCCCTTATATGATATATAAGTAAAGGAGAACAGTATGTTTAATGGGACTAGATAGACTAGCGAGTAGACTTATATGCAAAGTATAAGATGGTACAGATGAGTAAGAATCCTACAATAAAGGCTCCGACCCCTCCATTTGAGCTTTGCTCTAGGTATTTCCACCCTATGTAGTATTTAAACACTCTCTCCCCCTAAAGGGTATCCTCTCCAAGCGAATCTTTGGCGAGTCTCTAAGTAGTTCTCGTAGTCATCGCATTGCCATGCTTCTTGTTCAAATCGTATAGCGAGATATGAGTCTCTTGTAAATCCTTTACGCTTGATGATGGCGGCATATAAGAAATCAAACACATAGATGGCAAGGAAACCCACGAACAACAGTTCAATATACTGCTGATAGTGGATTGTTTCGTGTCGTTTTGTTTTCTCTGAGATAACACCCCTTGAGAAAACTAGAGGTCCAAGTGTTATAGCAGAGATCTCGATAGGTGCTAACTTTGAGAGCCAAACTGGTACTTTTGAGTTCTCAAAGAAAAATGGTTTTGCGTTCTTGAACATATTTAACTCCTAAGTGCGAAGGTTAATCTTATATATGTATAGGTACATTTAACTTTTACAAATGGTATAGATGATCTACGCACTACCTTAAAGGAGATGAAAGATCATGGGGAAACCAAAGAAGAACAAGAAGGCAGAAATCAAATCGAGGCGTAAGACTCGTAAGGCAAATCAGCGTATTGAAGATTTAAAGCGTAGGGAGAAGATGATTAAGTCATACCTTAAGGTTATCGCAGAGAACGCTCAGACTTTACAAAAACTCGCAGACTCAGAAGCGACTGAAGAGGGTACTCCTACTGATCTTGACGAGTCTTCTTCTCAAGACGATCAAAGTATCCAATCGACTTCCGAATAGTATAAAGACATTTAGCACACATACCAGCACCGTCATGCCA